GCCGCAGCTCTCAACTTTACGTTGAATGAGAACCGGTAATCTGCAGACGTTCTCCCACCCAGCCTCTAAGGGCCATCTATGCTATATAGATGACTGATAGATAGGCTGACACACAAAGTGTGTCTTCAATCCTTCAGGCGTGCGCACACTTGCTGCTGTACCACCAGTCGTTGGTTTAAAAACCAATCTCTGCTGGGATTCTCGGATGGGTGTTTGTACAAACCATCGGAGAAGAGCAGTCCACCCGTATAGCCTATGCTTATCCATTGGGGTTTGCTTCACCCATGTGTTCGCATAACGGGAGTGTACCATACTGTCATAGAACAAGAATTTTGATTTTTTATCCAAGATTCTGTTCCACCTCTCTACAACGCCACCAGATCTGCGCCATCCAAGGATAGGCGAGTCTAGGGAACATGCTGGTAACGTACCATGCATCTTCTTTACGCGTTTAGGGAGGTTTCTGACAATGTATGCACGTAAGTACCTTGAGCAATGTTTCAGGTTGTTTTTATAAACCGTATGTTCATAGCTCAAATAAGCCTCGAGAACTTCGGGGCTCAGGCCGCCTTTAGGGATCAACTTTTTGATCTTCAAGGGTGTAATGTCGGTGCCGTTATAGGCATCCAACCCACAGGATTCGCGGAAATTTCCGTACCTGTAACTTTTCGCCTCATTAAATTTCAATGAGAACTGCGGAAAGGCGTTATACAGGTGGCCTACATACTTGGTTTGGACAATCAAGTCGTCACCGTATACATAGACCGTAATCGGCCGCTTATCGTAAGGTTTACGACTGTGCTTAATAGCACAGCGAGCTAATACGTAATGGACTATACTCATAATAGGAAAGCAAAGTGCGGATCCCATAGGTGCGAATTTTTTGCAACCTACGAATCTATAGGTACCATCAGGGTTTTTAATCCTAATTGTATCTTCTGTAAGCGATAATAATGCGTCGCGTAATACAGGCACTCCAGCAAAGAAGGTATGTATTACATCCTTCATTATCCTATCTGAAGCCTCTTTCATATCTAAAGTCGACCAATACTTATTGGCCGATCCTCTTAATGCCAACTCCTGGTTGATACATTGATCAGTGAAGTTGACGAACCCTTTTGTTAACGGGTGGGATTCGATATGTTCATAAAGTTTGGCTTTGAGTCCTTGTTGCAGCCACATGAGTCCATTGGCCACAATACAAATGAGGCGCCATGCTGCAGTATTTTTTGGCACTGCCTCTAGTCGGGAGAAGGGTTCTACGAACTCGGCTTCTCGATACGTATCAAAAGAATCGAATAGATGCCTATCGTTTACAAAATGATAGGATGAAAAATCATAAAAACTATTCGCTCGAGGAGGGACAAGATGTGGTGTATATCGCTTATAGTTTTCCAAGTGATTACATTCAGCACCGGGTCCAGGAGAAGGCACAATATCAAAAGGATCAAAATCCTCAAATATATGTGCAATCTCAATTTGCGCAGATTTGATAATCTCCGCGGTCTTTTCATTATTTTCATATGAAAGGTCCTCATCGAGTGCTACAAACTCATTGATTTGTTTCTGTAGCAATTCTTCAGTGTTACATACACCTTCCAGTTTTGAATACAAAACTGTGATCTGGTGTACCATCTTGATAGAATTTATATCAGGATGTTGCTTTATAAAACCCGATCTTTCGAATATCGACTTGAACAAGCCCTTTAAGAAGTTGGGGTAAGTTCCACCTTTCATGCGAGAAAATCCGCTAATCGGTGTGAAGCCGCCTAAATCAAGAGAGCGCAAAAAGTGCTTTCCTAACTTTGGGAGAATATTCGTGCAAAAGGCTGTTCCTTCGTGCTTGACCCTATGTTCCAACTGGGCCAGGTCACGGGAAGCATCCTTTGCAGAGTAATCGGTGCAAAGGTTCTGTGCGTCAAATATCAACGCACGATACATGTTGAGAATGTGACAATCAGGCATTATGTAGCTCCTTAATCTAAGGTTTTACATCCTGCCTATGTTGCACGCAACGTTAGTTGCCACCACGTATCATGCTAGCTACAAAACCAGACGTGACAAGTAAGGATGCCATTTCGGCAACCAGCTTATCAGCTGTATCTTCGGATGCTTTCTTGTTGCGACTTATTGTGAAGTCTACATTGGTTTTGTAAGGCTCGCCGGTTGTAGCATCATATTCAGTAAATTGAAGATGAGCATTATGCCTATTATGTTGCTTAGGCTTGTTCTCATTCAATTGATGTCTAAAGAGTAAATACTCATAAGACGAATCTGATGCAGCCAGATTTACCCGCTGTGACCCATCGTCGGTAATTTTCATGACGGTGAAGTTAACAGTGGCTGGTGTATCATCGGTGAGCGGTAGTGGATTTGCAAACATAGGATTTTCTCCGTATATACAGGTTATTAGAATGAGGCTCGGAGTAGAGAAGCTGCAATAAGCAACTGCTTTAATCCGGGTACTTTAGTCTTTGGTAAGACTAGGCCTTTGTAAGGCCATTTTGGTACTCTGTGATAAGTTTTACGTGAGAAACCTGATAAAAGGTCACCAGGTCCCAATCCTGAAGAACTTCCTTCAAAGATTGCGTACTCTTGATAGAGATTTTTCATATCAAGATGATGGCCGGATGTCCAGTATTCTGTTGTTGTCTCTAAATAGTCAGTGATTAGGCAATCGATGCGGTTTCCTGCGTCGATTACTTCTAACATTTTGCCAATTGGAAAAATGTAGTCACATAACCATGAGAAAGGAATTGCTTCCCAGATTACTGATGCGTTAAACGCGAATCCGAAATGCTTTGTCAAATAGTCCAATTGTGAAATATTAAAATTGGACACTCTAAAGTTCATCTCGGCATGAAGATCATACCGATACCTAACACCTGTATTTATCGCTCGAAGATACCCGTAAGGGTAAAGCGATTGAGTTTCATCTATATCAAAAATGTTTTCTTGATAGTGATGTGTATGATCGCCTAAAGAATTGGCGACAAACTCTTTATACTCGGACTGCAAGAATTTAAACATTTCATGTAATTCTTGTAAATCCGAAATGACAGGTGCGACGGCGAATTGGTAAGTCAAATTCAATTCTGCCATCGATTTAGAGGGATCAGCACCGCGTATTTGTTTCAATCGCGCGATGCCTTTTGACAAAGAACTGGTAAGTCTTATGATCTCCATAAAGTCGGCTACCTCGAAAATGAAATTGAGGGATTGCACGGCTGTACGAATGCGAGGTTGCATACTCTCGTATGCACGCGCTCTTGCATTATGCAAGGGCAACCATAAGTCATTACCACTAGTGTCAAGATATTGTTGCGTCCATGCGAAGCCCGGAGTACTGATTTTCAAATACCCTGGAACTTCTAAGACCGCATCAACCTCCTCAAATCCATAGGTAACCCCAACGTTTCTCCCTTCAGTTTTTGAATGAAGAACGGGGTTATTTCTAGTGGATTGGTAAAACATGTCACCGCAATCTGCAGTGATAAAATCCCTATATTGACCCATGTTAGTATTAAAACTAACGCCGGATCCTAGGTGACTATAGGCGTAATTGTGCAATCCCAATAACCAGATTTTATAATTTCTTCCGGTTAAATAGGACATAGGCACGCGCCACATGTTTGAACCACATTCGTACATAACTATGTCTCGAATGAATTTAGAGGGTC